TCGGTATTAATAGAAAACCGCTCCTGTATTTCAAGGAAGCGGTCTATAACGAGCTTGGGGACTCTTGGGGAAAGGCGTTGCTCAAGACTCATCGCCCTTGGATTCAACTTTCTTATGGAAGTAATTGGAGAGTGTTTCCACGACCCTCAAACCGCTGAAGCCAACAAGGAAGGCCATAGCGAATTGAGCGGATTCAAGTTCAATACCAAGCAAGGTGATAGCGAGAGGGGTAAGGTAATTGGCAGATAAGGTTCCTGCGAGGATGGAGAAGAGTTGGGTGCGTAAAGATGCTCCCTTTTGCTTTCCTACGAGGACGAGGCTTCCGAGAAAGCCTCCTACGGACATCCCGACATTAATGCCGAGTTCCGTCAATACCTGCTTGATATCCATTACAGGTAAGTGTTGAGGGTTGCGATGAATGCTGCTGCGGTGGTACCCAGAGCCACAAGGTCGGCATTGGACACGAATATGGACTCGTCCAAAGTCCCCGAAAGGTAAATCCGCACCTTTGTAATGCCATCGGTTGCATCAAGCTCCGTGGAGATAATGTCCCGATAATTAAGGAAGTATTGCCTTCCGTCAGCGTATGTGAGCCGTAATTGCGTTGAGCCGAAGGTTGTTGCGGTTAAGGTAGGTAGTGCCATAGTGCGTCAAATTTATTAAAGAATGGGCGAATTTTTATGGGGTTGTGAGGGTTGCGAGTTCGGAATTTGAAAGGCGGTTGGGGTAGAGAACAAAGGCACGGATGCGGTCGGCAATGACATTCACTCCATTTATATTACCCAAATTAACGCTATTCATTGCTGGAACGCTGCAAGTTATGTCCGTGCCAACACTCGCCCCATTCAAGTACACCACGAAGTCGTTTTGTTTATAGCCTACCGCAATTTTATTAATGGCATTAGGCATTGCTGCAATAATATCAACCTGACCGCTACCCAAAAAGGTCAGTCCTACACGAAGACTTTTTACAGCACCATTTAAGAATAATTGCAAATTAATCGTATTGCTGCTTGTGCCATCTGACAAAGCAACGACCCTTGAAAAATTCACAAAATTCCTTACATCAATCTCCGCATAAATCGTCCCCTCGGCCTGACCAATCAACGAAGCGACATTCGTCTTTCTTATCACCTCATCACCACGAGTGATGGCTTGGGTGGTGGTGGGGATGTAGGAGGTGGCAACGGAGCCGACCTCGAGTTGTGCGCCCCAAGCGTGAACGCTAACGGTATTATCAGCGGTGCTTCCTCCGATGTTAATGAATTGCCAAAACCCCGAAGTTGATGGGGCTGTTTCCGTTTTGCTATAACGAACCCAATTAGCGGTGAGTGTAATTACTAAAACTCCCGCTTGAGCAACATTGCGAATGCCAATTTGCTTACCAACATCACCAGAAGTTGCCGCTTTTAGATATACACTTTGCGTATAAACTGTCCCACTTACGACTGCTGGTTGTTGTGTCAGCGTTGACCTATCGTTGGAAGTGTTGCCTGCGCCCCTATTAAAAACAATCAAATCTGCCGTTGTATTCCCGTCAGGAGCGATTGCCGCATTTGTGGTGATTGCGGCGTTAACGCCTGTACCTTGTTGTCCTGCAACCCAAGTCGTGCTAAAATCCTCGCTCTGCAAGCAAATGTTCGTTGCCGCAGGCTCCACCAACAACGCAGGGCAGCCATTCACCGCTCCACCAAGAGGATAATCCAACCTCGGCACATTGTCGTTCACGAGTTCAATAAAGCCATTGGCATTGATTCTCGTGGAACGATTGGTCGTGGGGCTTGTCGTACGACTTACCACAAAATCGCCTGCCCCTGTTTCGGGGATTTGGCTGTAAAGAGTTCCCGCCTTTATGACATACGGGATGTTTAGGAGAGAAGGAGTGGACATATCTTAGGTTGTGAGGGCCTGGAGTTGAGCGTTGGTGAGCCTTGTGGGGTGGAGGGCCAAGGCTCTGCATCGTTGAATACTCAAGTTAGCCGTTGCAGAACTTGAAAATTGCATTTGAGCCAATGCGGTTGGAATCGTGCCTGAATTATCAAAGCCGACTTGTACGCCGTTCACATAAAAAATAAAATCGTTCTGCTTGTAAGCCCCAGCAATCTTATAGAATTGACCAATCGTTATTGCGCCCGATGTTACGATTGTGCATTGACTGCTTCCTCCTGATACAACGGAAAATTCCATAAGGCCATTGCTCCTTGTTTCAAAGCGAATTGTTTCCGTAGTGCTTGCCCCGATAGAAAAGAAAATCTTATCAATCTGCCCCAAAGACCCCTCCCAATAAAGCGTTCCCTCGGTCTGCCCGATCAAGGAACTCACGCCCGTCTTGCTCACTAAATCTGCGCCACGGGTTATGGCTTGAGTTGTTGTGGGTATGTAGGAGGTGGCAACGGAGCCGACCTCAAATTGTGCGCCCCACGCATAGAAGGAGCGAGCCGTTGCCGAGCCAACTTGTGCAGGCTGAAAGCCTCCCGCATTGCCACCCGCAGTACCAACCGTAAAAGTCATTGAAACCCTATACCACCCGTTGCCATAATTCTCAACACGACCCGTTGCAGTTCCTGAAAAGCCCGTACCCGCAGTCCCGCCTACGGCAAATGTTGCAGTACCTGCCACAAGGTCAATAGTGGCTGTGGCAAGAAGATTATTTGGAGCAGAGGCAAAATTGTTAAACCGCATATTGAATGTTTGTCCTGCGGTTAATGCGATGTTTTTGTAAAAACAACTTATTGTATAAGTCGTTGAATTAGCGACTGTTATTATTTGGTTTATTCTTGAGTCAGCGACAGCCGCAAGGTTAATGGTGTCTGCATTCTGCGTGCCATCGGGGGAGATAGCAGTATTCGTGTTTACCGTTGCCCCTGCCGCAGTAGTCCAAGTCGTATTGAAATCGGCACTCTGCAAGCAAATATTCTGCGCACTCGGCTCAACGAGCAGCGCAGGACATCCATTAGCAATCCCTCCCAAAGGGTAATCAAGGCGAGGGACATTATTGGCAACGGTTTCAATGAAGCCCTGAGCGTTAACCCTTGTTGCTGCATTACTCGCAGAACGGCTTACAACAAAGTCCCCCAAGCCACTATCGGGGATTTGGCTATACAACTTACTCGCCTTGAAGCGGTAAGGGATATTCAATAAAGATGGGTCAGACATCGTTAATTCGGATTTAAGGTTGAAAACCTCGTGAGCAAACAATTATAGGCCGATGCCTCCTTCACGGTGGCACTATCGTTGTCGCACCGCTGATTGAAGTACCAGAAGTCTGCATAATCCTCCGTGGCCGTAGGTACCAAGGGAGGATTCAATTCGTATCGGAAATACCGACCGCAAGTGCTTGCGAGTTCGGGGGTCAACGCAGAATTGGCTTTAGCACGAGCGAGGAAATTCGCCCATATCTCAAACCAAAAGAGCTGATTCACCATCACGCCCTGCAACGAGGCCAAGAACGCACTAATGCTGCTCCCAATGGCAACGAGTTCGGATTCAGATACCGACAAAACATTGTCAAGCGTTCCGTGCAAATAGATGTAAACCTTGGGGTCTAAAGTCGTGGGGTCGTACTCAAAGGATATCAAATGGGCATAGGGGACATAATAGACCTCCGAGCCACTATAATTCAAGGTCAAGAGCCTTTCCCCAAACGAAAACGATGTGAGCCGTGCTAATGCCATATCAACCTATTTTTTCAACAATCACAATAATCTTCTCCAAAGTTACGGCACTTGAAGCCGTTGCGTTTTTAACGAAAATATCCAAAAACCCCGAAGAGGCAACGCTTACCAAACATTGCGTGCCAACGCCGCCATCCTTCCCTCCAGACCCCAATATGAGGGATTGGTCTGTCTTTGCTAAAACAGAGTTGTTCAATCCAATCGCTATATGAATGTCATCATTGTTTTGCCCCGATATAGAGGCGAACACCTGAACATGAAAGGTTGCCGTTGCCCCCGTGTAGGTGACCCTTCCCTGCGAGTTAACCGCAAGTCCATTCGCAGAAGTAACCCCTGCGGCAGCAGAGCTTATGGTGAACTTTTGAAAGACATTTTGTTGCGATATGTTGGTAGCCTCTCCGGTAATTTGGAACCACTCAATGAAGCAAGGGGCAAAAGCAGAGGAATAACGAGCATCCAACTGAGACATGCTTATGCTCTTTGCTTCCGGCAAAGAGGTATCGTCAACCGCTAACTTGAGCGTGCTGGTAATGGATGCTTGGGCATCTAAGTCCCTGATTCTTTTGCGTGCCATATCAATAGGTTAAAACATTATCGCCATCGTAAGAAAAATCATCCTGGCCATCAACGGCCAGGGTCTTGTAATCGCAAGGATCCTCGGTGTTTAGGCAAGAAGCATCGCCAATCACCTCCACCTCCAAGTCCAAGGCAATCATATACAAGGCCGTGTCCCACACAACCTTCGCCCCCTCAAACTCGGTGTCAAGGTTCTCCTTGATGGAGTAATTGGCCGTAATGGAGGTGACATCAATGCTCACCGCACCGACAGTCGTAGCCAAAGCCTCGTACATACCGCTAATCTTGCTCTGAACGAGCGATGCGACCTCGTAAGGACGCTTGCCCTTACGCTTGCCAATAATCACCAAGGTCAACGGATAAACGATGCGGAGCAAGTCCTGGCACCCAATAAAGTTGTTCTCGTCCGTAACCTCTGCACGCTCCCTTCCATTGTAACGGATGTAGGCAATGCCCTCGCTCCAATCGTAATCGTCCACAACGTGCTTGTAATCGCCGTTGTTGCAGTAAATGGCAGGGATGACCTTGCCGTCCCTATCGGGTAATAACTCAGCAAAGCCCGTGTGCCTCACCAACTTGTAAGCATTCAAGCGAGTGAATATCTCGTCAATAACCTGGGTCGCTATCATTTGAATACTTTGCTAAAGAATAACTTGGTCAGTAGGTCAACGAAATAAGCCTTTTCCTTGCTCGCTAACCCAAAGATAGTGCCTCTACGGGCTTCATTGTCAACAACTTTCTTGGTGTTCAACTCGCTCACAACCATAAACTCAACCTTGGGCTTGGAGCCAATCAAGTTCTTCTTGGGAGTGCTGAACTCGGATTTCAAATCACCCGTGAACTTCATATCAATGAAAGCCACCTGGAGGCCAGCCTTCCTTCGGACCGCCTTGTACTTGTCGCTCTTATAGTTCCCAATCTTGGCCAAATCGGGCTTCAGGCCCTTCTCAAAAATCCTCGGCAGAACCTCTTGCTCTTGCGTTTGCGGAGCCGCCTCGTTAAGCGATGAAGCCAAGTGCCTTGCCAGGGAAGACTTCTGCGTTTCAAGTTTTTGTATGTAATCCTTAATATCCACCTCTTTAAGGTATGCGAGAAGCCTGCCTAACCCTCTGCCTGCACGAAAAACAACCGTCCTCTGGCAGGTTCGCCTGCTCAAAGTATCGTTGCATATATTGGTCGTATTGGGCTTGGTAATAGTTGGACAACTCTTGGTTCATGTCCCGATTAAAGACAATCACGCCATTCAGCCTCTTAGAAAACTCCATCTCCTTCAATAGCAACATCCCTGCCTTGTAAAGCAAAGGATAGCCGAGTTGCGTGACATGGGCGCACAAGAGCGAATCAAAGCTGCAAGCGACCTGATACTGAACACTCAAGCCTCCCGTGAAGGCTCCTCCGCTTATGTTCAAGTCAAGCAAAGGCGCACTCGTTGGTATCTCAATAGCCCTCTCCAACATATTCTCCGTCCAACGATAATTCCTGCCACATCCACCGCATCCATAGGTCGGGTACAAACCCGTTTGGAAGGAAGCCACCGAGGTCGCATTGTAAAGGACGGCTAGGTTCAACATCTGACCGTTGGATTGATAGGTCTTGTTGATCACTACCCTCGTAACCGCATTGGCTACCGAGGTGATATTAAAGGTGTCCAAGGTCGCTCCTGTTCGCAAATCCACGACCCTCACCGGCACAACGCCCGAACTTGGGAGCAACAGGCTGATAGAAGAAATGGTGACGGAGATGTAATCCACCTGGCGATAACGCATTCCTATGCCCCTCCAGACCGCAGCAGCAGGCAACGCTT